ATATGTAGGGGCTCAGGCCTAACCACGTTTTTACTCGTTCCCTATTTGGCATAGGTGGAGGGAATCGAACCCCCATTAACTGGTTTGGAATCAGTTGTGTTACCATTACACCACACCCATAAAAAACCCCCGTAAGCATTATAACTCCGGGGGTCTAAAATTCATTGCTGAACAACTGCCTACAAGACACCCCCGGGTGGTTCACAACCACACCATTCATAATTATTTGTATACTTCGTATTCATTGTTCGCTTTCCTTATTAACTTTTTATAGTATATTATCTTTTTGTCGTATTGTCAACCACAAATGCTTTAATTTTGTTAAAATTATTTGTAGTTTGTTCTTTACCTTCTTGCCAACTATTTTTTTGGTATTCTACTATATCTGTCCATTCGCTGATTACCCAGTTATTTATTTTTTCAACAATAACAGGTTTCTTCTTAGGTGTTACTGTTTCATCAGCACTTGCTGTTGTAACAAGAAGTACAAATAATATTGTTATACTTGCTACGATTGTTAATAGTGTCTTAGTTGTCATACATTCCTTTTGTTAGTTTTTGGCCTGCTCGGGAGGACTCGAACCTCCGACCTTTGGTTCCGCAAACCAATGTTCTATCCGGCTGAACTACGAGCAGTTTTTGTTTCATATATAACTTAACTATATATGGTAAAACCTTTTTTGTCAACCAGATTTTTAATCCAATTTAATATGTACAAGTAAGTTCAGCACCTGGATTAACATGACGTTCAACTTCGTCAATCAAACTCTTTTCATCTGAATCGCTTGGTGCTTGGGGATTTTTATTTTGGGTTACTGTTGGTTTAGCATTACAGTTGTCCAATTTGAATGTGCAAGATATAAGAAATATCGCGATGAATATCAGCAGTGTGTAACGCATGGTTGTATTTATTTGTACTTCGGCCCTAATGCCCAAACTACCATGCTTTTTCTTGTACCTTCTGTAACTGGTAAAACTCTGTGTGGAACTGTTGAACTAAAGATAACCATATCTCCAATTCCGCCTAGTTTTACAATTTCTGTTTTGCGTTCGTTGTGTTCTATACCGCCATCTAATTCAAACTCTCCACCTGTGTATTCGTTTGGATCATTCATTAGTATAGTTGCACTTAATTTTCTTAACTTACCCGGGAAGTCAGTATCATCTCCATAGGGCCAAGGATGGGCATCATAGTGCCAATCGTAGTGTCCCTGCTCATGCCCGTGATATACAGTGTATTGACAATCTTCAAATTGATCAACATGTAAATCCCATTGACATTCTTGATTAGCAGTTACGAACATCTGTTGTAAACGTTCGTATACCCAAGGTTCATTAAAGAACCAAAGATCGCTTTTGCGTATGTCTGCATTTGGAATGCCACTAAATGTTTCTTCATGAGCAGGGTCTTTTGTTTGAAATCCAGTCATACCTCTTTGGTTATGACCTAGTTTAGCCAACCGTTCTATTTCTTTACACTCATCTGGTGTAAAGACTTTTAAGTAAGTTTGAAATAGAATAGGTGAGTTAAGCATTAGAAGTACTTGTTAAGCATTTCAAGTCTATCGTGTGCAGTTGCCATTTTATCTAACTCTTTTTGAACAGTTTCGATAATATCGCTATGCTCTCCGATGCCTACGACTTGTTGCATGTATACTTCAATATTTGCTTTGTGCAGATCAATTTCTGCTTCGGCATGTTTCTTAGCCGCTGAGATCAATATTTCTTTCAACATAAATTCCTTCCTGTGTATTAGCGTTACTTACACTATACTTATTTTAGATTAAGAAGTCAACCTTTTATTTGGCAGTTGGATTAACTTGGAAGAACGTGTCTGTTCCTTGTGTAGGAATAATTGATGGTAGCGATTTTTTAATTGATGCTCCAGTCATTAACTTAACCATGCTTTCGCCTGATGAAGCAGTTATCATTGAACGGTTTCCAACAACTAAACTAGAAGCAGTTCGCCATGCTCCGCCCATATCGTGATGTTCTTTATACCAGTCAAAGTTTGCTTGAACATATGCATTAAGTACTTTGTCTGGATTTACGTTAGGTGTTTGGAAAACACTTGTAATTGTATCTCCGTAAGTTTGGAATCTTTGTTGGAAAATAGCATTACCTAATGCTTGTCTTTCCTGCGTTGACATATCTAAATGATTTACTACTCTTACAAAATCAACTACGTTAATACTTTTTTGTGGCTTGTCTATGGTTCTTAGTTTACTTGTTTTATAACCTTCCATATCTTGTAGTCCACCGCTTTGGTAATCGCTAATGGCTTGTGATACTGTAGGAAACTTTTGTAGTACATCAATAACATCACGTGTACTAACACCACCTTCTCCTAGTCTACCTGAGCCTGTAGGACCTTTTGCTCCACCTATATTTTCTGAGTGTGCAACTTTTAATTCTACTGGTACACCTGATGCAGATCCATCTGGGTTTCTACCAGTTGTTACCATTAAATCACCTGTACCTTGTTGCGTTATATTTTGACTTAGAATAGCAAACGCATGTTCGCCTTTACCTGCTCTTTTTTGACCTAATCCAAATTTGATAAACTCCATAAACATTATTTCGTTTACTTTGTCTCCGTAAAATAAATCATCAAAGTTGTAGTGTCCGTCTTTTAAGAAACAAGCATGATTAACACATTTGTTCTTTTCAAAGTTATCTAAGAACTTGTTCTTTTGTGCAATACTTAAACCGTTAGCACCTGCCATCTTTTCAGATATAAGTTGAATAGTTTTTTCACCATACTCGCCTGCTAACTCTTTACTAATCTTAGGAAAGATTCTGTCAACAACATTTGTTTTGTGTAATAGTGTGTATACACGATCTAATAATTGAACTTGTTCTTCGTCATTAGGATCAAGATCTTTGACTCTATCAAAGATGTCTTGCTTTGCCGTTTCAGGATCGGTATACTCTCGTAAGAATTCTAATGCTCTCATAGCAATATTTATACCTTTTTTGGAAATAACATATCAGTGCAAAATCGTTCTACATCTGCTTCGTTAAGTCCTAATGACTTCATTACTTTAGGTGTATGTGGGTTTTGTTGCTGATTGTGACAGTACCAGTTTTGTCCTTCAAGCACTGTGTCGCGATCACCTGTGTTATTATGATCACCAATGGATTCAAGATATACTTTTAAGTTGTTCTGTGCTAGGTCAATAATAGTGTCTGCTTCGTCCATATCACTTACATTACCTGCCGCAACCATAGAGCCTGAAAATATGTTAGTTGCCCATTCTGGTAATTCACGTTTTTTGCTAGGAACATATTCACTTACAGTATCTTCAAACCATTCTACCATATTATGATTAGCACCTTGCCCATTAGGTCCACCTAGTGGACTATAGTCATGAAATGCACCTGTCATTTTATTTTTACCTGCAATAACATCAAATCCGTATATAGGACCATTGTTATGTAGTTGCGGAAAAATACAAACGTGCATCATCCATAGGCCTTTTGTAGTAGTAGCATCTACGACATCGATATGTGCTCTACGAATGTTATTGTTTTGCCACACACGGTTAATCCAACCGTTGTCAGGTTGATTGAAATAGTCTAATCCATCTTCAGCATATTCTGTTCCATACTCGTCGAACATATCAATAATGTTGAATTTGCAATCATTAAGTTTATTCCAAAGTTCACTCATTGCTTAACTCCTTGAATAGTTCTGTAGCAAATTGAAAGCATTTAATTGCTTCGTCAACGAATAGGTCTTCTTTACCTTCTAGTCTACTACGTACTTCAGCAATAAGTTCTTTTTCTTTGCCATCAAATTTATAGTAGTTTCCGTCACCGGGTACACGTTTAGCAATCATCTGTCCGCCATGTAGATCACCAAAGTGTCTAACATATATATGAGCAAGTAATTGTTCTGGATCATATTCGTGTAGTTTAAACAGATGTTCTTTGTAGTCTACTGCACTGCCTTTTATAGTAAAGTTTCCACCTATTTGATTAAAGTCTTCTTTAATTGCTTCTGCTCTACATATACCTTCAATACCTTTAAGAATGCCTGCATGTCCTGCCCATTCTTCAAGTGCTTGGTATATAAACAATTGATTGTATAGATACTCTGCGTATTGTGATTCTGTAAGTTGTCCTTTGAGAAGTTTACGTGCAAAGTTGCTACGTTCTGCAGATTTATGAAATTCCCAGGTTAGTTCTTTAAGTGTTGCCATATTGATATTTACTCAGAAAAGTTTACATTACCACTAACAGTGATTCTATAATCATCGCTAGTGTAAAAAGGATATACTGTGTGTGGCATTGCACTAGGAAAAATACAAATCTTTCCATTAAATTTTTTGTCTACAGGAATAGGTACTGTACTATGTTCGCCTAGTGTATTTCTAAAGGCAAATTCAAAGTGTCCTGCAAGATTATTGTTGCTTTGTTTTCCTGGACCAGTTGCTAACTCATCATTTATATTATACGGTATATCTAACCATATAACAAAACTAAAAAGTCCTGTGTGATTATGAACAGGATTAAATTCATGTTTCTTTTGAAAGTTAATCCAAAAGTCTTTTAATATAATTTGTGACTGTCTTACTAACTGTGGTTTGTATGCAGGATAGTTATCTTTGTAAAACTTACAAGCATTTAATATAAACGGCTCGCATTGTGTTTTAATATCTGATAAGTCAAATTCGTTTTCAATATTACCTGCAAGATTTTTATTGTAGTCAACACCACTAGTAAAGTTTTGTTTTAAACTATTTGCTTTTTGCCTAAGAATATCTAAAACGTTTGAATCAACGTCAGCAATTACATATCCAATATTGGCAAATTGATAGGCATCCATTATGCAAGATCTACTTTGACCTGAAGTGGATAACCGCTTTCTCTTGCTAGTACGCTTGTTTCTACACCTTTTTGTTCTGCAATTTCATATGTGTAGATTCCTGCAACACCTTGTCCATTTTGATGGATCTGTTGCATTATTGCTTCTGCTCTATCTATATTATGTTTAAAGATTTCCTTTAGTACTTGTACAACAAAGTCCATAGGAGTTACATTGTCATTAAAAAATGTAACCTTGTACATGCCAGGTTCTTTAATAGCAGATATTTGTTTTTCTTTTGTTACTGTATCTGTATGAGTTGTCATAATAGTTACCTTTAACCCTTTTTAATATTTATAGTATATAATACACTAGATTAATTAATAATGCAAGAAGGGAGAGTGCCAAAACACTCCCCCTATATTGCTGTGTATTACTTAGGACTATTAATTTTAATAGTCTTTGGCTTTAGTGCTTCTGGTACTTCACGTACTAAATGCACATTCAGCATACCTAGTTCAAGATTAGCATCTGCTACTTTAACATGGTCAGCGAGTGTAAACTCTCTACGGAAGTTGCGTCCGCCAATACCCTTGTGTAGGTAGTTGACATCTTCATCTCCTTTTGGAGCAGTTCCTTCGATTTTCAATTGATCACCATCTGTGGTAATTGAAAGGTTGTCCATACCAAAGCCTGCAACTGCTAATGAGATCATATACTCATCATCGTTGATTTGTGCTATATTGTATGGGGGATACCCGTTTCCGTTTGGACTATTTGCGAACTGTCTTTCCATTTCGTTAAACAGTCTATCAAAGCCAATTGTGGCTCTTTGGAAGTTAGGTAGGTCTAGAGTTGTTAGTCTTGTCATATTATTTCTCCTTTATTAAGCAAGATTAATTGTTGTACCCTTTCGGCGTACATTTTTATTTATAACAGTTTTATCTGTTACATATATTATATAAGCATTAATAGTAAAAAGTCAAGTCTTTTTGGAAATATTTTTAGATCAAACAAGCATGATAAATAATATACGTACATAATAGGATATAACATGGATACAAACAAAAGATTAGATTTGTTAGAGAAAAAGATCGATTTGATTATGGATACGCTGAATATTACTTTGGAAAGCAAACCAGTAGCAACAGCATCTATACCAGTTATTGATGATTCAAATGTTAGACTTGAGATTCAAAAACTTAAGAACGAAATTAAAGTTCTTAAAATTAGGTTTAGAAAGTTACCTATGCAAAGTCCTCTAAGACAGGAAATGCTAGACAACATTGAAAAGTTAATGCAACATCAAGCAGACTTAGAAACAGAACTAAATGCAACACATTGATAAATTTGAACAGGCGATACTAAACCTTAAAGAAGAGGGCAGGTATCGTGTGTTCAACGATATTCTAAGAGAGTGTGGGGATTTCCCTAAAGCAATCTGGTATTCAAAGTATGCTGTTACAAAAATTGTTAATTGGTGTTCTAACGATTACTTAGGTATGGGTCAACATCAATTTGTTTTAGATGCAATGAAAACTGCACTCGAAACAGCAGGTGCAGGTAGTGGTGGTACTAGAAATATTAGTGGTACAACTCATTATCATGTTGCACTTGAACTAGAACTAGCACGTTTACACAACAAAGAATCAGCACTATTATTCACTAGTGCCTTTAATGCAAACGAAACTACAATAGAAACTATTGCAAAAATTATTCCAGACATTACATTTATTAGTGACAGCAACAATCATAGTTCATTAATACAAGGAATAAGACACAGTGGTGCTAAAAAAGTTATTTGGACACACAATGACTTAAAAGAATTAGAATTAAAACTAAAACAGATTACAGGACCTAAAATGGTTGTGTTTGAATCTGTTTACAGTATGGACGGCGACATAGCACCAGTAGGTGATGTTGTTAAACTATGTAAAAAGTACAACGCAATAAGTTACATAGATGAAGTACATGCTGTAGGATTATATGGACCAAACGGTGGAGGCGTGTGCGAAGAAAGAAATGTACAGCCTGATATAATCAATGGTACTCTAGCCAAAGCATATGGAGTACAAGGCGGATATATTGCCGCCGACAAAACATTTATAGATGCAATACGAAGTTACGCACCTGCATTTATATTTACAACATCAATGAGTCCTGTTTTATGTGCAGGTGCATTAGCATCAGTAAAGTATGTAAAAGAACATAAAGAACTTAGAATGATGTTGCAAGTAAAGTCGGAAGAACTAAAACGAAAATTTATAGATAAAGGTATTCCGATACTTGAAAACAATAGCCATATTGTTCCAGTTATGATTAAAGACCCTGTAAAGTGTAAACAAATATCAGACGATTTATTATACAAAGACGGAATATATGTGCAACCAATAAATTATCCTACTGTTGAAAAAGGCACAGAACGTTTAAGGTTTTGTCCTGGCCCTAATCACTCATCAGGAATGATGGATGAACTTGTGGATAAATTACTTACAGTGTTAGAAAGGCACAAAATAATATGAATAAAATAAAAAAATATATGTATCAAGCAATTGGTTTTCTATGTGTTGGTCTAGCCTATGTCGGAGTAGTAACACCTGGAATACCTTTTTCAATCTTCCTTGTAATTGCCGCATGGGCATTTGCAAAGAGTTCACCAAAAATGGAAAAATGGTTATACAACCATCCGTGGTTTGGTAAGTTTTTAACTAACTGGAATAAGAAAAGAGTATTTCCTACAAAAGGAAAATACTTAATGGCCGCTATGATGGCTTCTACCTTAGCAATTACATTCTTTGCAACTGGTAACATTAAAGCAGTATTATGGAGCGGAGGCTTTATGGTATTAGTAGGTATTTGGGCTTGGAGATATCCAGGTTCAGTTGAAGAACACCAGCGTAGAATAGATGCAGGCGAAAAAGTAGCATGGCTGAAATAGATTATACAGATACAGATGGTTTGCAAGTGCTATGGCATTTGCTGACCACTGAGCCATTCTTTTGGGTAATACTTTCCATTGGTTTCGTAGCAATACTCTTAAGTTGGTGGAGCGAAAAACTACAAGACAAAGACGATGAGCATATTGTCCAGTACTATGATGACAACCATCATATTAATCGTTAAGGAAATATAAATTGATAGATGTACAATTAACTAAAAAACCAATAGTATTAGATCCATTTTTACCAGAAGAATGGTTACACATACGTATTAAGAAAGAAATTCTTCATCAAGGGTTTCCGTGGCACTATCCAGGCATTTCAGTTATTGATGATCCAGACCCTTATGCAAGATGTTTTGCTACACAATTCTATGATAAACCTACAGGGGACGACAAATGGTACCTAGCACCAAGTCTTACTCATGCATTTGATAGTTTTGCATATCACAATGAAAGTTGGTTACAAATTGAGCATATAATGAGATGCAGAGCAAACATGTATGCTCCTGGACAAGTAACAAGTCCACATATTGATAACGAAAATGAAAATCGTTGGAGTTTGTTATACTATCTAAATGATGCTGACGGTGGTACAGTTATTGATGGAACTGAATATCATCATAAAGAAAATACTGCGGTATTTTTTGATGCAAGATTAAATCACTATCCAATTAAGTCTACAACGCCCAGCCGAGTCAGTGTAAACTGGATCATGGCCGGACGTTATAAACAAGACACTGTTAAACTTTAAAATTTAAATCCTAAACTAGTACCAAACAGCATATCTGTTTTATTAAAGTTCTTATCACTATCTCGTTGCACGAACATATTAAGTTGTGCTTTTGTACCTAGTGGAAACTTATAGCCTAGTTTAGTTTGATATTCATCTATACTTAAATCATTACTGTAACCACTACCTAGTCTAAGCATTGGATTAACTTCTAAGTACATACCTTTTACTCTTAACCCTATTGCAGATCTTACTCTCCAATAGTCGTTGCGTGTACCTTCGTAGTAACGATATTCAACTCGAGGCTTTATGTAAACTAAACCGTTATCATATAGTTTATAGTCTATACGTGGACGATGTTCAGTTTTACTTCCGTTTTCATCATACCTATATGCAAACTTCCATTTGCCTACATACTTTTCTATTTGTATATGAGAACGCTCACTGTTGGTATACTGTCTTGTTTCTATACCATAGTTTGAGTTTTGTATTTTTAGTGTGAATTGATTGCTATCGAAATCATCCGCCCATGCTAACATAGGGAAACATAAAATTAATGTTGTGAGAATTTTTTTCATTTGATTGATCGGGCGAAATTATTAGCCTCGCCCGATACCTAAGTTTTTTAAATTATTAGTGTAAGTGCACCTGCACCTAAAAGTAATGCTATCCATGCACCTAGTGCATTTAGGTATCTCTTCCAAGGTGTGCCAAAGTATAGTTTACCAATTGCCATGCATTTGTGCATAGGTGATATTAAGTATCCTGCGTAATCTAATGCAAAGAACCATACAAAATATTCAACTCCGTATACTAAAGATAGTATAGTAGTAATAGCGGCAAATCTGCTACTTGAACCAAACAAGAATGCTGATCCAAATGCTAACGCACTTATGATACTAAATCCTGTTATTGTATTAATATCAAATGCAGTATTTTCAAGATATGCTTTGATGTCATTAGTATTCTCTCTAGTAAAGTTTGCAACTACAATGATAACTGCTACCCAAGCAAGTAACTTAAAATCTACAAAGCCTAGTAACTTTTTATAATCCCATGTTAACGTAAGAATCATATAGTAAAATAGTAATGCACCAAACACTAACCACGGGTCTAACCCTCCAATAGGTTTAAGTGCTAGAACAATAGCAACTAAAAACGGAAACACATTTCTAATAACGTTTGATACTTTAAAATGTTTATTCTGTGTGTTAAGTTCAATGTCATCTTCTTTTACAAAGAAAGTAATATATGTAAACACTACTCCTAGTGATACAATTAATAGAGGCAGTAGTTTGAACACAACTGCTCCGTATCCAATACTAAATGCGGCCATAGGAATAAGAATAGTCTTTTCCAATGGTGACCAAACATAGTAGTGGTGAGTTGATAGATAGTCGATAATGCCAAACTTCTCTCGTCCTGGTGATCCTTTCGGAGGAGCGAGGGTGTCTAACATACCAGCCGAAACTGTTACTCGACCTGATATGGGAAGTATACCAGTAAACGCACTCATTAGTGCAACAATTACACGTTTTGATTTAAACACTTTTTGTATGTAGGCATAAGCACCTGCAAACAAATTATGTTCTTTTATCAAACCCGCAATCATCATAATGAACGCAATAAACAGTAGGTATTCTTGCCCCTTGTACAGCAAGTTTATATTTTCCAAGGTAATTTCTCCTGTTGTTTAATGCTTCGATGTAATCTTAGCGGTCGTTAAAAACTGTTAGAAACACCATGCCTCTAACAGTTCTATTTAAGTTAATGCTAATTGTGTGATACTTACTCTGGAGTTGATGCAGTCTGTAAGTAAGTCATCATATTTTCTGGAGTTGTTTCAATATATGGATCAGCATCTGAACCGTCATTGTTAATGCCTGGCTCTTGCCACCATTGTTCTACAACGCCGTCATTAATAACAGCCATGTATCTCCAACTTCTATTTCCGAAGCCTCTATGATTCTTACCAATAAGCATACCCATGTAACGTGTAAAGTTTCCACTACCATCTGGAATAACTTTTACATTATTAACTTTAAGTATCTCAGCCCATGCATTCATTACAAATGTATCATTAACTGAACAACAATATACTTCATCAATACCTAATGATTTAATAGTATTATAATTTTCTTCAAAACTTGGTAATTGTGTTGATGTACATGTTGGTGTAAACGCACCTGGTAAACTAAACAACACAACACGTCTACCTTTGAAGTAGTCATCTGTTGTCATTGTTGTCCACATACCTTCATCAAAACTGCAACCGTCATCTAAGACCGAATCGCCAGTTCTAACTTGGAACGTTGTATTTGGGATTTTAAATCCTTTAATCATTGTCTTTCCTTATTAGTTATTAGCATAAACACTATTAAACTGTTGTGTACACCTAATAAACGTTGTACAACGCATTAAGTGTTTAAGTCTAATAGCACCTGCATATGTACAAGTACTACGCAATCCGCCTAGTAAATCTTGTACTGTAGCCGCAACATCGCCCCTATAGGGAACAAACACTTCACGGCCTTCTGATGAACGATAGTCCTTTAGTCCACCAAAATGCTTTTTATTTGCGGCATCACTACTCATGCCATAAAACTGTACAAACTGCTTTTGTTCGTAATGTGGCATGTAATTGCCATTGTCTAAAAGAGTTGCTTCTTTTGAAAGATAGTGTTTAGTAATTACTTCACCGCCACCTTGATCGTGTCCGGCAAGCATACCTCCTAGCATTACAAAATCAGCACCTCCAGCAAACGCTTTAGCAACATCGCCAGGACAAGTACAACCGCCATCAGCGATAATATGTCCACCAAGGCCATGTGCCGCGTCGGCGCATTCCATGACTGCGGATAACTGCGGATATCCAACACCAGTCTGTATCCTAGTAGTACAAACACTACCAGGCCCAATCCCAACTTTAACAATATCTGCTCCTGCAAGAATTAACTCCTCTGTCATCTCTCCGGTAACCACGTTACCTGCTATAATTACTAGATTTGGATACATCATTCTAAATTCTGATACTGTATCTCTAAAGCGACTACTATAACCATTTGCTACATCAATACAAACATACTTTAGTCTACTGCCTGTTTGTTCATATACATCTCTAAACTTTGCATGATCGGCATCTGTAATACCAATACTCATAGCAACATAGTCTGTACGTTCTGGCATGTCACTATCAAAATAGTTAACTAATTCATTTATACTATAAGTTTTAACCAAGCAAGTAAAAATTTTACCTTCTGCTAACTTATCAGCCATTTCAAATGTACCAACTCCGTCCATGTTAGCCGCCATAATAGGTGTGCCGCGATAGTGTCTGTATTGTTCTTGTACTACTGGATATCCATCTGGTAATACATCAGTTGCTACGTATGGTCTATAGTTGCGGAAAGTAAATCCACGTTCTAAGTCTACTTCCTTGCGACTACCTAACGTACTACGTTTGGGTCTAATTAATACATCTTTATAATCTAGTTTTAAATCTTCTTCAATTCGCATTTAAGTTTAACTCCTTGTATGCGGTCTGTACCGATAATGCTTGATAGTAACAATCAGCCAAGGCATTGTGTGCTTCTTGCTGAATTGCTTTACGTGGATCTTTAGATAGTAAACTAAACAATGTTCTACTATCTCTTATCTGCCAAAAGTTCCACGGTATAGGTAATCCTAATTGCTGGTATAAATTTTCTAATATAACAATATCAAAAGCAGGCCCTTGAGCCCATACTACATCAACACCAACAAGAAACTTGTTGATCTCTTTTGTCATTTGATCTAAACTAATACGCCCTTCTTCTGAAAAGGCTTCTTCTTGCACACTCTGGGTTTGCTTACCCCACCATTCGATAGTGCTTTCATCTTGTGTTCTTTTTAATTTATCTTGCTCGTCTATGTCAAGTTTTTGATAAAGACCACTGTGTGGTTCTTCATTAGTGAAAGGGTCGAATTTGATTGCGCCTAATGTTAGTATCACACAATCTGGTTTAGTGCCTAGAGTTTCTAGGTCTATCATTGCATGTGTTGCCATTTCTATTGCCTATTAGTAGTTGTTTTTTTCATCTAACAATGCACGTTGTTGCCTACGTACTGCCTGCTTCTTAGCCTTGCGTTTCTTATCGCTAGGTTTTTCATAGTACTGCTTGTCTCGGAAGTCATTAATAATTCCGCTTTCAGCAACTTTACGTTTAAACTTACGCATGGCTTTCATAAACTCTCGTTCACCTTCGCCACGTACTACTACACTCAGGCCCGCTTCGTTGGGGTCTCTAACTTGTGCCATTGTTCTTACCTTAATGTTTTTTGCCATTTGTCCTTTTGTTTCTATATACCAGTAACGGTGTGTCGCTATTAGTTATCGTTTCTTCTTGTATCGTTATAGTCTCCAAACCTTCTGCCGCTAAATCCTCAGCGTCATATTGATACTGTAACAATGCCTCTTCTATAATCTTTTTAAGTCCACGAGCACCTGTCTTAAGTTCTTGTGCTTTGGAAGCAATCGCTTTAATTGCTCCATCAGTGAACTCTAAGTTTATATTGTCTAGTCCAAACAAATAACTATATTGTTTTACTAAACTGTTCTTAGGCTCTTTAATAATACTACATAGTTGCTCTTGTGTCAACTGATTTACGTATGTAATTAAGCCAAAACGACCAATAAACTCTGGAATGAAACCGTACTTGATTAAGTCTTCTGGAAGTATTTGTGATAAGTCTGCTTCTGCATTTGGATCTTGTATGTCTGCACCAAAACCCATTCCGTTTTGATTTGTACGTTCTGATAGTAGTTTATCCAATCCAACAAATGCACCACCAACTACAAATAATATATCTGTTGTATCAATGTCTACCATTTCAGCACCTGGATGCTTACGTTTGTTTTGTCCTGCATTAACTCTAACTTTAGTTCCTTCAATAATCTTTAAAAGACCTTGTTGTACACCTTCTCCACTAACATCTCTTGTAACTGAAACGTTTTGTGATTTTTTTGTAATTTTATCAATTTCATCTACAAACACAATACCACGTTGTGCTAGTTCAATGTTTCCATCTGCTTCTGTTACTAGCCTAGTAATAATACTTTCTACATCATCACCAACGTATCCTGCTTCTGTAAGTGTTGTAGCATCACAAATAGCAAACGGTACATTAAGGAAGTCTGCAATAGTTTGTGCAATTAATGTTTTACCTGATCCTGTTGGACCCATAACCATTACGTTAGTTTTATCTAATTTAATATCATCACTTGGATTGTTTAATTTTTTGTAGTGTTGTGCTACTGCAACACTCATTGCTAACTTTGTTTGTTCCTGTCCAATTACATGTTGATCAAGATACTCTTTAATCATTTTTGGATTAAGTTTAGTTGTATCAAATGCTTCTTTCTTAGTATGAATACTTTTGACTTTTTCTTTAGTTAAAATAGTTACACATAAATCAATACATTCATTACAAATTGCACTGTCGTCACCGACAATTAATTTGGTTACTTCTTTTTTATCTTTGCCACAAAAGTGACAGTGGTGATCTTGTTGTTTATTGCTCATTGTATACCTTATCTAAAAAATTATTGATGCCAGTTACATTGTTTGTACTAATCAGACTGTAAACTTCTTTCATATTTTTATCCTCTGTGTAGTAGTAAACGTTACTCTTACTTAATATGTAACTAGTATATTGTACACTAATATCACTAGTATTGTCAAGATTAATATAGGTTTTAATTTCACCATTTACTCTGTTAAGTAACCAAGTAGGATTACTTTCATTTGTATATGCATACAAGTTTATTTCTCTATCATCTTTTTGTTTGCCCAAGTAGTTACTAATCTTTTCTTTTTCAGCATCTGTAGTATTGATTAGATTTAAAGAAAAGTTGTTGTTGTATAAGTTATCGGGTGGTGTGATCAAGTTTATTTTATTTGGCATATTAATTCTTATCTAATAATGTAGTAATCTTATTTGCTTCAGTTTCTGTAAGGTCGTCTACTTTAATTAGTCCGTCCTTTAACCTTTCTATAAGAGATATGATATGCTTTTGACTTGCGTCTCTATACTGTTCTTCAGTAATTTCTAGTTCTTTAATCTTGCTAGGATCAAAGTTTTGTCTTGCTTTGTTTATTTTGTTAAACACACTATTTTCATTCTGTTCTGAATTTTGTTTAAAATCTTCTGGATTATTTTCTGCTTCTTCGTTTGCTTTCTCTACCCAACTATTCCAAGCATCTAAGTCATCAATCTTTTCAAGTTGTTGAGTAACTGTTTGTTGTGATTCTTTTGATGCTTGATCCGGCCATTGCCCTTTGTCTTTCATATCGTCAATAGTATCATCAACATCATTTACTTTTTCGTCAGCATAGAAAAACGGATTTATTGTTTTAGTATACTTTTTCTTAGGCTCTGTATCAAAATCAATTTCTATTTGATTTGGATCAACAGTTTTCTGCGGATTAATTTCTTCTTGTTCTACAGTTTCTTGCGGTTCAGGATCTATGTCTTCCCAAAGGAGATATTGGTCAGTCTTTTTTTTAGATATTACGGACTCTTTCTTTTCTTCTGTGTCCGGGGGAATATTGGCATCAATTGCTTTAGCACGATCAAACTCATAGTTTTGTCTGTGTGCTTCGTCCCACTCTTCTTGTGTAACTGTTGGAGTGTTATCCGGATCGTTGTCCGGATCGTGCTTTGGGGGCAAACTACCTCCCGTGTTTCTCCAATGGAATGTATATTGTGATGCAATTAGTAATAGTACTGCTAGTGGATCAAATACAAATATGATTATAATAATAACCCAACGTACTGCTTCTTCTAACATGTTTTGTGTAGCATTTTCACCATAAACAAATTCTGCAATGTATTTGATAGGCCCTACTTCTGCTTCAAGTTTTCTGTACTCACCTTCAAGTGCATACTTCTCATCTGTTAGTGTATCTATTTCTGTGTTAGCATTTTTAATTCTTAAGTTTTGTGCATCTACTTGTGCGTCAATGTCTGCTGTCTTATCAGTATCGCCTAGTTGATTACGTAAACGATTAATAAGAGCATTTGAATCTTTTATTTGTTGTTCTACAGTAGTACGTAGACGTTTAATTTCTTCTGCGGCCGCTTTTGCTTGAGGATTGTTACTAGCACGTTCAATCTTATCAATAAGTTCGTTTCGTTCTTTTGCTTTTTCTTCTTGCCAGTCACCAATCTTGTCAGCAGTCTTTTTACCAAAGATACCGTCAGCACTAGCACCAATCATTTGTTGTGCTTTTTTAGTATCACCACTATCGATGTAACCTTGTAGAGTTTCCATCTCAGCATCTATTTTAGCAAGTTCATTTTTATATAGTGTTGCTTGACTATCAATAATTTTTTGTTGTTCATCAATAGCAGGTTGTACTCTAATATATGCTTTGTCAATACGTTCTTGTTCAGCATCTATTTGTGATTGTATGTTAGCATCGCCACCAACTGTACTTGTTTCTAATTTTTTAATTTTTTCTTCAGCACGAACAATAATATCTTGTTGTCTTTCAATCTCACCTGCAAGACGTTCTACTTGTGCAACACTTTCTTCGCCTGCACTTGTTTGTTCAATATGTGCTTTAGATAAGAATCCAAATATACCCATGCTTGTAATAAACATGAGAACAATAACTGCGGTTGTGAGATATGTTTTAAGCCACCATGTTGCTTGTTGCCAATACTTGTGTAACCATACTGCGGTAACAAGTTTACCTATTTCTAATGCAGTACCCATAATAATAATGGGAATTGCCGCCGCGGCAAAAATAGCCACTAGACCTGCAATGGAATAGTATATAGCCACTGCCGAAATTGTTAAGGCAGATAATAGTGTAAGTATACCGTATAACATAGTCTTGTATTTAACCTTATATTTGGTGTTAGTAAACCTGGTACTTATTTAATATGGTCTAAATGTCCAAGACTTTCCCATGTTAGTTGAACAAGCATACTCGCTCAAATTTCTAGTCTTAGTTTCATACCATACTTGACTGTTAAGTAATCTACAATACGAACCACCGTATGTATTTGTCATAACAATTTTAACACTACCTGATGTGTTGCTTTTTGCATCTTGCCAATTAATCGATTCGCCATCAGTCATGTTGTTAATAGCAAAGTAAATTGATTGTGTATGCTTACTTGCCGCCTCTGGTGGCATACGCCACACTGTGTTTTCTATAATCCTTGTAACAGATGTCGACACACTATTACCTGTGTGATTGTACTTACTGTTTATAGACATGTTGCTACTTACAGGACTATTATAATTGTGTGAAGAACATGCACCTAAAATTAATAGTACACTACTGAGCAATAACGTTCGGTACATAAGTCCAACTCCCATCTTGTAGTTGACAAGCCATTGTATAACTTGTAGTTAATTTTCCTGCAACAGGATAACTTTGTCTTGCCCATCCACACTTGCGACCATCAAAGCCACTTTGTAGTGTCATTTTAGGATTAGGTTTGTCAGTACACTCTACTATCACTTCACTAGAACTAGTAGTACTATCTTTCAGTATCTTCGTACTTGACGTATGACAATACTGTGATTGATCAACTACCATCTTAGGAGTGCTTGAGCATCCTGTCATAACTGCTAATCCAAATAGGATTACCAAGCACCTCATTAGTCTGTTCTCTGTGTCTTAGACTCTGCTACCAAACTATCAAATACATCTTTAGGCATTCTAAGTTTTACGAAAGTATATTGTTTACCTGCGTATACATAAGTTGCTCTATCTTCTTCGATGTGTTGTGTAATTGGTGTATCTTTTACAACGTAAGAAATAAATGTATTAGTTGTCTTACTGTCGTTTTTAAACTCAAGTTCTGTTTTTGAGTTTACGTTACCGTTGATACGTTTTGCAAAATTATTCATTGCAATAGCATACATCTGCTCTTCTGCGGCTTGTTGGAAAATACTTTCTCCAGCCCCACATGCATATGCATACTCTTTAGTCCACCAAAAGTATCCTTCGGTTCCTGATTGGGCACATGACGCATACCATTTAGGTTGTGCATATGTGTCTCTTTCTGCGATAGTTGTCATAGATGAACAAGCACCAAGTGTACTTGCAATTACTCCTGCAACTGCGATTTTAAATAAGCCTTTCATTATTGCCTCCTTTGTTAGCCTGTTTGTTTAGCCTATATATACATAATAACATCATTACCGGTTTTGTCAACGGTTAAGTTTACCAAAGTGAACCTACCCTTGTCCTCCACCAGTTCCGACTAATTTCATTTCCATTCCTGCCTGCATTACTACTACAGTATTATTTGGAAATAAACTCTGAAATTGTTTTTGTACTTTCATTCTATCACCTG